TCCATTGAGTACAATATAAACTTCTAATGAAATCCATATATCAGTTTATAGTTAAACCTGTAGACAACAAAAGATACAACAATACTAAAAATATAGGCGGTATTGACTTTGTTGTCAGCACATCTGAAGAAGATGTATCAGCTTCAAATCGTGAAGCAATAGTCATAGAGACTCCACTAAGTTACAACGGACCAATATCAAAAGGAGATACATTGTTAGTACATCACAATGTATTTAAGTTCTATAATGATATGTATGGTAGAAGGCAAAGTGGAAAAAGTTTTTTTAAAGAAAACATTTTCTTTGTAGACTACGACCAATTTTTTGCATACAAAAAAGAAGACAAGTGGTACGGTTATGACAGGTATTGCTTTTTAAAACACATACCTCCAAAGGATAGCTACATATATAAACCTCTTACTAAAGAGCCACTTATGGGAAAAATTGTTATATTAAATGATACATTAAGAGAGAAAGGACTCAAAGAAGGAGATACCGTTTGTTATAAGCCTGAGCAAGAATATGAGTTTAGAGTAGATGACGAAATTTTATGGAGGATGTATGACCATTCAATTACATTAAAATTATGAATACAAAAGAAACTAAATTAAAAATAATTGAAGCAGGTCATCAGGCAGTAGAGCAACTTATAAAGGTAGCAAAAGAAAAAATAATAAAACCTGACCCTGAAGATGATTTAGCTGCAGACAGATTAAAGAACGCAGCAGCTACAAAAAAACTTGCAATCTTTGATGCTTTTGAAATACTCAAAAGAGTTGAAGAGGAAAGAGAGATTCTTGAGGGAGGCACAAGTAATTCTAAGATAGATACAAAACAAGGGTTTGCAGAAAGAAGGTCTAAATAATATGTATAAGGTAGTCCAAGATTGGATACCTAAAAGCGTTGTAACCAACAAGAATAGAAATAAGTCTTGGATATATGGTTACAATCAACAGTACGATGTTATTATTATATCAAAGACCGGAGAGATAGGAGATGTAGTCGATATTGCATCACTTAAAATAGCTCTACCCAAAGAACCAAAAGAGTGTCTTCAAAGACACTCAGATAAAAAGAAACAGTATTGGGAAAGACAAGAGCTACCAAAACCTTTAAATAGAATATCATCCATCTTTCAGTGGAATGAAATGCCATCTGACTTCAAGTCAAGATGGGTGGATTATATAGAAGCTGAGTTTGACAATAGAGAGCTTGGCTTTTGGTTTATGAATAATGGTAAACCAACTTATATAACCGGAGCTCATTATATGTATTTGCAATGGACTAACATTGATGTTGGTTATCCTGAATACAGAGAAGCTAATAGATTATTATATATTTTTTGGGAAGCGTGTAAAGCAGACAAAAGAAGTTTCGGAATGATATATCTAAAAATTAGACGTTCAGGATTTTCTTTTATGTCTTCTTCAGAGTGTGTGAACACAGGTACTTTAGTTAAGGATTCTCGTGTAGGTATTTTATCTAAAACAGGAGCAGATGCTAAAAAAATGTTTACTGATAAAGTTGTTCCCATCAACAGTAGACTTCCATTCTTTTTCAAACCTATAATGGATGGAATGGATAAACCTAAAACAGAGTTAGCTTACAGAGTACCTGCGTCAAAGATTACTAAAAAGAATATGTATGATGTAGAAGATGATGAGATTCAAGGACTTGATACTACTATAGATTGGAAAAATACAGACGACAACAGTTATGATGGAGAGAAACTTTTGTTACTTGTACACGATGAAAGTGGTAAATGGTTGAAACCAAATAACATCCTTAACAATTGGCGAGTTACAAAAACCTGTTTGCGTTTAGGTAGTAAGATTATTGGCAAATGTATGATGGGGTCTACATCAAATGCGTTAAGCAAAGGTGGAGATAATTTTAAAAAACTATTTTACGATTCTGATATAACAAAACGAAACGCTAATGGTCAGACTAAAAGCGGTTTATATTCGCTATTCATTCCTATGGAATGGAATATGGAAGGATTCATTGACAGGTATGGAATGCCTGTTCTTGACAATCCTATTGAACCCATTGAAGGAGTAGATGGAGAATACATAGACCAAAGTGCATTGAACTATTGGGAGAATGAAGTTGAGTCTTTAAGGAACGACCCTGATGCATTAAATGAATACTATAGACAATTCCCACGAACTGAGTCTCACGCTTTTAGAGATGAAAGTAAACAATCATTGTTTAATTTAACTAAGATATACCAACAGATAGATTATAATGACGCAATGATTACAGAACAATATGTAACACGTGGTTCTTTTTCGTGGAAAAATGGAATCAAAGATACACAAGTAATTTTTTCTCCTGATAACAGGGGAAGGTTTTACATAACTTGGGTTCCAAATAAAAATTTACAAAACAACTATTACACTAAACACGGAGTTAGGTATCCGGGCAACGAACATATAGGTGCGTTTGGGTGTGACTCTTACGATATTAGTGGAACAGTTGGAGGTGTAGGTTCTAATGGAGCTTTACACGGATTAACTAAATTTAGTATGGAAGAGGCACCATCTAATGAGTTTTTTTTAGAATACATTGCAAGACCTCAAACGGCTGAGATATTTTTTGAAGACGTATTGATGGCTTGTGTATTTTACGGAATGCCTATATTAATAGAGAATAACAAACCAAGATTACTATACCATTTTAAAAACAGAGGGTACAGAGGATTTGCTATGAACAGACCTGATAAGATATTTACTAAACTATCTAAAACAGAAAAAGAGTTAGGAGGGATACCAAACTCAAGTGAAGATGTAAAACAAGCTCACGCTGCTGCAATAGAATCATATATAGAAAATTTTGTAGGTTTAAGGTCTGATGAAGATATGAGTTCAATGGCTTTTAATAGAACCTTAGAAGATTGGGCAAAGTTTGATATTAGCAACAGAACTAAATATGATGCTTCTATAAGCTCAGGTTTAGCAGTAATGGCTTGTCAAAAGCACCTTTATCAACCTGAAAGAAAAGAGTCAAGAATTATGATTAACTTTGCAAGGTATAGTAATACAGGCAAAACAAGTCAGATAATTAGATGAAAGATATTAAAATAAACATTTCATCTGCAGGATTTCCAAGTCAATTTGTGTCAGATGCAGAAAAAGCTACTGACGAGTATGGATTGATGATAGGTCAAGCTATTCAATATGAATGGTTTCGTAAAGACGGAAACGGTTGCAGATTCTATGACCAATGGCGAGAGTTTCATAGGTTAAGACTTTATGCAAGAGGCGAACAATCCATAAGAAAATATAAAGATGAATTAGCTATTGATGGCGATTTATCTTACTTAAACTTAGATTGGACTCCTGTTCCGGTAATTCCAAAGTTTGTTGATATTGTTGTCAACGGAATGGCAGACCGTTTATTTAAAGTAAAGGCATATGCACAAGATGCAATGTCTCAAGCCAAGCGTTCTAAGTATCAAGATATGATAGAAGGACAGATGGCAGCTAAAGACCAATTGGAAATTATTCAAAAGAAAAGTGGGTATGACCCATTTATAATGCCTTCAGAAGAACTTCCTAAAAGCGATGAAGAGCTTTCCCTGTATATGCAGTTAAACTATAAACCTGCAATTGAGATTGCTGAAGAAGAAGCAATCAATACTATATTAGATGAGAATCATTATATAGATTTAAGAAAAAGATTTGATTATGACCTTACCACATTAGGAATTGGTGTAGCTAAACATGAGTTCTTAAAAGGTTCAGGGGTTGAAGTTTCATATGTTGACCCTGCAAATATCGTTTACAGTTATACGGAGGACCCTCATTTTAAAGATTGTTTTTATTGGGGAGAAGTAAAAACTCTACCGATTACAGAGCTGCTTAAAATAGACCCTTCATTAACTACATCTGACTTAGAAGAAATATCTAAGTATAGTCAATCGTGGTATGACTATTACAATGTAGCACAGTTTTATGAGAATGATATTTTCTATAGAGATACTGTAACGCTTCTTTACTTTAATTATAAAACCACTCAAAAGATGGTTTATAAAAAGAAAGTAATGGCTACAGGTGGTAATAAAGTTATTGAGAAAGATGATAGTTTTGACCCACCGGTTGAAGTAATGGAAGAG